TGCTGGATCAGGCGCAGGCCGAAATCCACCGGCTGGGCCGGATGGGCGCTGATATCACCACGGAGCTGCAGGCCACTGGCGCAGAGCGTGGGATAGAGGATAGCGCCAACGCCATGCGGCGCGCCTGGCGGGATAGTCTATCCGGCATATTGGATCCGGTGACGCGGCGCGCGCTGGCGGATCTGCCGGCCTGGGCCACGATCAATAAGGCCGCGGTGGAGGATCTGTATGGTTTCACGGCAGACGGATCACCACTGGCGGAGCTATTTGATAGGATCGGGCCGGCCGCCAGGGCCGGCTGGGAGGGCGCGCTAAGCCAGGGGATTATCCAGGGGCTGAACGCGCGCGAAATCGGCGCGCGCGCGTCCAGGGCCACGGCCACGGCAATGGCGCGCAGCATGGTGATAGCGCGCACGGAGCTGCTGCGCGCATACCGCACGGCCAGCCATCGGAATTATGAGGCCAACGCGGATATTGTAGATGGCTGGATCTGGATGAGCGCGGCCAATTCGCGCACATGCGCTGCATGTTTCGGGCTGCATGGATCGTTTCATAAGCTATCAGAGCGGATGAGCAGCCATCCACAATGCCGCTGCGCGCCGGCGCCGCACACGCGCAGCCTGGTGGATATCCTGGGGCCGGATGGCGCCGCGCAGCTGCATCTGGCCGGCTATGATCCGGCAGACGTTGATACCAGGATCCGCACGCCGGCAGGGGAGACGCTATTTCAGAATCTGCCGGAGGGCGCGCAGCTGGCCGTGCTGGGTGGGCCAGGCGCGCTGGCCGCATACCAGGCGGGTGATGTGCATCTGGTGGATTTCGTGGGGCTGCGCAGGTCGGCCGATTGGGGCGCGTCCCATTACCAGCGCAGCCTGCGGGATGCGCGCCAGGCGGCAGAGCTGCGGCGCCAGCGTGGGCCGGTGCCACCAGTGGAGCCTGGGCCGATGGGGCCACTGCGGCCATACACCGGCAGAGGCGGGAAACCAGGCACGCCACCGGCGCCAGGGCCGACTACACCGCCAGGCCGGCCGCCAGCTGGGCCAGGGCCAGGCACGCCACCGGCGCCGGCACCAGGGCCGGCAGGGCCGGCTACACCGCCACCAAAGAAACCGCGCGCGCCGCGCAAGCCACGCGCAGCCAAACCGCCAGAGCCAATGCCGGCCGAAACGCGCACGCCGGCGCGCGCGTCCAGGGCTGGGCCGCATGCGTCCAAAATATCGGCCGCACTGCGGATGGAGGATAGAATAGCGCGCGCGTACGGGGATGAGCTGGCCGGCGCAATTGATAAGGTGCATGGGGATGGGCCGCTGGCGCCGCTACCGGTGACGATCAAGCGGATGGCAGCGCGCAGACAGGGCCAGTTTGCATATAGCTGGGGGGATATCCCGCAAGAGATAAACATGCGCGCGAAACCAGACCACCCGATGATGACACTGGCGCACGAAATTGGCCACTGGCTGGACAATTCCGGCATTGGGCGCAACAAAGAGCCAGTATCAGCTGGAGGGCATGGCCAGATCACGCGCAATATGGTGCGCTATCGGCCGGATGAATTCCCAAAACACTGGCCAGCTGGATTAAAGGATTGGCACGCGGCCATTATGAAATCAGAGGCGGTGCAAAGGCTGGGATCGCTTTCCAAAACCATGCGCGCGCAAGGTTACATAGAATTTACAACGGAGGATGGCGCCACCAATAAAACGCGGATTAGTAGTAGCTGGCTAAGTTATGCGCTGCGCACCAATGAATTGTGGGCGCGCAGCTATGCGCAATATATCGCAGTGCGCAGCGGGAATGCCAAAATGATGGCGGAGCTGCGCAAAGAGCAGGCAGAGCAGAAAAGCGCGCGCGTGCCAATAACGGCGCAATGGCAGGATGATGATTTCGAGCCAATCGCGCGCGCTTTTGATACGATATTTACGCAGCTGGGGTGGCTGCACTGATGGACGGATTAACACACACGGAGCAGGCGGCCGGCCTGGCGCTGGCGCGCGCGCAGGCTGGGCCGGATGGCGTGATAGATCCGGCAATGCCTGGGCTATCAGAGGCGCAGGCGCTGCTGGCCACCAGGGCGCTGCTGGGCTGCGGTGAGGCGCTGGCCGGCCAGCTGGTGGCCGCGGCGCGTGGGCAGGAATTCGACGATGTATTACAGATCGGGCCGGATGGCGTGGCCAGGCCGGCGCCAATCACGGAGGATCCGGCGCTGGTTGACTGATCCGGCGCTGGTGATATGATCATGCCAACGCAGCAGCCAGGCGAGATGCCAGGCGCTGCGTTTTTGTTGGGCCAGGGTGATCCTGGCCGGCGCGTGACGCGCAGAGGGAATAGAACAGATGGCAGACGATATCCAAACCACACCGCCAACGGCCGGCGCACCAGCGCAGGCGCCAGCAGGATCCGCACCGCCAGCAGCGGCGCCGGCAGGTGGCACACCGCCACCGGCCGCACCAGCTGCAGATGGGCCGGATGCGTGGATGGCGGCATTGGCGCCGGAGCTGCAGCAGCAGATCCAGGCGCACACCGGCAAGCTGGCCGGCGCACTGCGCGCAGAGCGTGACGCGCGCAAAGATCTGGAGCGTAAGGCCACGGAGCTGGCCAGCCAGGCGGCCGCGGGATCAGAGGCGCAAAAGCAGCTGCAGCAGCTGCAGGCGCAGCTAGCGGCCACGGAGCGGCGCGCCACATTCGCAGAGCAGGCGGCCGGCCGTGTAACGGATCCGGCGCTGGCCTGGATGGCGGCAGAGCGTGCCGGCCTGGTGGACGCCACCAGCGGCCAGGTGGATCTGGCCAGGCTGCAGATCCTGCATCCCGCGCTATTCACGCCGGCGCAGACGCCAGCGGGGCCGGCCGTGCCGGCCACCAACGGCGCCAGCGGCCAGCGTGGCCAGCGCGCACTGACGCGGGATGATCTGCAGAAAATGACGCCGGCAGAGGTATCCGCGCGCTGGGCAGAGGTGGAGCAGGTATTGCGCCAGGGATAACCTGGCGCGCAATGGCCGGCGCTGATGCGCTGGCTGGAGGATCAACGAAATGGCAATCGATAGTTTTATCCCTGCAGTGTGGGCCAGCCGGCTGCTGGTGAATCTGCACAAATCGCTGGTGTATGGCCAGCCTGGCGTGATCAATCGGGATTACCAGGGCGAAATCACCGGCATGGGCGACAGTGTGAAGATCAACAGTATTGGCGCCGTGACGGTGGGCGACTACACCAAAAACACCAACATGAGCGCGGCGCAGACGCTGACGGACGCGCAGAGCGTGCTGACCATCAACAAGCAGAAATATTTCAATTTCCAGGTGGACGCCATCGACAACGCGCAACAGAATCCCAAGATCATGGATGCGGCAATGGCAGAGGCCGCCTATGGTCTGCGGGATGCAATGGATCAGGATGTGGCGGCGCTGTATGCGGACGCGGCCAGCGCGAACCTGATCGGATCCACCGGCACACCGAAAACGGACGCGGCCACGGCCGGCAAACCGTACGAATATCTCACGCAGCTGCGGCAGAAATTGGATGAGGCCAACGTACCGGACGATGGCCAGCGGTGGGTGATCATTCCGCCCTGGTATGAGGCGTACCTGCTGCTGGATTCAAAGTTTGTGGCCAACGCGGCCGCGGCGCCTGGGGAGAATACGCTGGCCAACGGCCAGATCCGCACCGTGCTGGGGATGAAAGTCCTGAAATCCAACAACGTGCCGTATGCAGCGGGGCCAATCAAATACCGCGTGGTGGCCGGCCATCCGATGGCCTGGACGCTGGCGGCGCAGATCACCACGGTGGAGGCATACAAAATGGAGCTGCGTTTCGGCCAGGCCGTGAAAGGTCTGATGACGTACGGATGCAAGGTGACGCGCGCCGCTGCGCTGGCCGTGCTGACGATCAATCCCACCTAACGGCTGGAGCTGATCCAACGGAGGAAATCGAGACATGGCAAACGCAACTGCACTAACAGTAACCAGCCTGACGGCAAACCAGGTGGCCACGGCGCAGCCTACCGCGGATGTGCTGGACACTGGCACGGCCGCGGTGACGCTGGCGGCCGCCATTGGCGGCGCCGCCAATCGCTGCATTCTGGAAGTCAAAAATACCGCGGTGGCAAACCTGGTGGTTTCGGTGCTGGCTGGCGACAATCCGCCAGCGCAGAATGCCGGCCAGGGCGCACTGGCTACGGCCAATATCGCGCAGAATGCGGTGCTGATCCTGGGGCCATTCGCATCGGATCGGGTGATTCAGGATGATGGATCCATCAGCGTGACATTCACGCCGGCCAGCGGCACGATTGGCGCCACGGCGCGCTGCTATCTGCTGCCCAAGCTGTAAGCCAGGGCGGAGGCACACGCAATGGCCGCACGCAGCACAATGGCCGCGCTGATCACCAGGCTGCGCACGCTGGTGGCGGATCCGGCCGGCGCCAGCCAGGCCTGGGCAGATGATGATCTGCAGCTGGCGCTGGACGCGCACCGCCACCAGGCACGATACGCAGAGCTGGCGCCGCTGGATAGTGTGGCGCCTGGCGGCGCTATCACCTGGCTGGTATGGGTGGCCAGGGAAACGGATTGGGAAGATTCGCCGGAGCTGGTGAATTCAGCCTATACCGTGATCACGCCGGCCAGCAGTGATCTGATCCGCGGCCGGTGGACGTTTGCCAGCCACCAGGCCGCTGGCGTGCTGATCACTGGGGATGCATTCAACGTATACGCGGCCGCGGCTGATGTGCTGGATATGTGGGCGGCTAAGGTGGCGCGGGAATTTGATTTCACCACTGATAACGCAACATTCCGGCGCAGCCAGCAGGCGGCCGCGCTGCGCGCGCAGGCGGAGGCATACCGCACCAGGGCCGGCCAATGGGGCCAGGGGCCAGATGATGTGGGCGCCGGCGCGTATGGGATAGAGGTGTACGCGTGACGCTGCTATCCAGCGCGCAGATCACGGCCATGCGCACCACGGCGGATCTGGCGCTACCTGATACCGTGGTGATCAGCCGGCGCACGGTGGCCAGTGACGGTGCAGGCGGCTGGAGTGAAACCTGGGCCACTGCGGCCACGGTGGCCGGCCGGCTGATGCCAAAGTATCAGATCAGCGGATCAGAGGGCCAGCAGGCTGGCCAGATCCAGGCCGTGGCGCAATGGGTGGCCACACTGCCGGCCGGCACGGATCTGCGCGCCGGGGATCGGGTGACGGTGGCCGGCCGCACGTTTGAGGTGCAGGCCGTGCTATCGGCTGGCGTGGCCTGGCGGATCAGCGTACGCGCAGATCTGCGTGAGGTGGTGGCCTGATGGGCGCTGATGTGCGGGTAACGGTTTCGCTGGTGCAGCTGGAGCGCATGCAGGCGCAGGTGCAGACGCGCGCCACGGCCATCATTCGCAAGCTGGCACTAGATGTGGAGGCGGAGGCCAAACGCACCGTGCCGGTGGACACTGGCACGCTAAAGGCCAGCATAACCAGTTTCGAGCGGCGCCGCGCATTGTGGTGGGTGGCCACCAATGTGGTGTATGCGCCGTTTGTGGAATTCGGCACCAGCCACATGGGCGCGCGGCCATACCTGGTGCCAGCTGCAGAGCGGATCCGGCCGGCATTCCGCGCGGCATGGGATGCGCTGCTGCGCATGTGATCAGCGATGAGCGCAATAGATGTGGCCGTGTTCAATAAGTTAAGCGGCGCGGCCGGATTAACGGCGCTGGTTTCGAGCAGGATCTACGCGCGCCTGGCGCCACAAGGCACCGCGGCGCCGTATGTCCTATTCAGCCACCAGGGTGGCGGCCAGGTGAATCTGGAGCCGGTGGATAGGCTGGAGCTGGTGTACTGGATCCGCGCGTATGCGGCCACGCAGGCTGCGGCCGGCGCAATCGACGATCAGATCAGCGCGGCGCTACACCGCCAGGCGCTGACGGTTACGGGCTGGGCGCATCTGGGATGCCAGCGGGAAAGTGATCAGCGGCTGGAGGAACGGGACGCGGCCGGCGCGCTGATCTGGATCACTGGCGCGCTGTATCGGATCCGCGCGCAATCGACATAAAAACGGAGGACAGGAAACATGGCCAGTTATCTGGGATCTGCTGCGGTGATTTCGTTTGGCGGCACCGCTATCAATACCGTCTACAGGA